GGGGGGGGGGGGGGAGATATTTACCGACAATCCAAATTCTGTCCCTTTGATGGTTTGCTCCAACGTCTGCTGCTCCCAGCACTCCCCATTTCGCATCAAACCCCATTGAGGCCAAGTCTCCGAGTACGGTTCCAAGTCCCCTAGAAGTGAGCATTGGTGAGTTTTCCACAAGCGCATATCTGGGTCGTACTTCGTGAATGATGCGCGCCATTTCTCGCCACATTCCTGATCGCTCTCCGTCAATGCCTGCGCCTTTTCCTGCGGCACTGATGTCTTGGCACGGAAACCCTCCAGATACAACGTCAACAATTCCTCTCCACGGCTTTCCGTCAAAGGTTTGTACGTCATCCCAAATCGGGAAAGGCGGGAGAAGGCCGTCATTTTGTCTGGCGCACAGTACGCTAGCTGGGTAGGGTTCCCACTCGACTGCACAGACGGTTCGCCATCCAAGCAGCTTTCCCCCAAGAATTCCTCCACCAGCGCCCGCGAAAAGAGCCAGCTCATTCATTGCCCCTCCTGAGTTGAGCCAAACGTTCGCGGATGTGGTCAGGCATCGCCACCGTACCCGCAATGCGCTCTTGGTACTGCTCGGCCATCGTGACGGGTTTTTTGACCTCCGGGATCTCTGCCCCGTCCCACCTCTGCTGGTTCAGGTAAACAAGCGGCGCAGGGATAAAAAGGCCATTGTCTTTGCGCCACTGGTCGGTCGTTTTTTGCCATTCAACGTGTTTGATAATCTGATCGGCACAGTGTTCGTACAGACCTTTTTTCCACCGTGCTAAACAAGCTGCCTTTGCGCCTTTTCTAAATGACTTTGGCCATGCTGCCCAGAATTTGTCAAATCCACTTTCAAACATTGCTTTTCCTCCATGTAACTCTGTTGATGACATAAGCCCAGGCAGCACCGCCTACCACCTTTGCCAGAAACTGCATCGCAACAATGTGCGGCATCAAGACGCCGAATGCGATTGTCGGAAACACCAAAGAGTCCACAGCCGCGCCCGCCACATTGCTGACGTTCGCTCTCTTTAGCCAAGTACCCGGAATCTTTGCGAATACAGTCCAGTCTACGATTGCAGCGGCAGTAAACGCAGCAGCAGATGCCACCGCAATCATCCCGGCGGCAGGGTTGAGCATAAAGGTCAACAGACCAGTTGCACAAATCAGTGATCCCATCTGCCACATCTTGAGCCTGACATGCAGCCAGTCTCGAAGTGCTAAGTCTAGGCCGATCAGGAAAAAAGCGTTTATGGGCGTTATGGCAGGCCCGAACTGGGCAACCAAAAGATTTGCCACAGTCATTGCGACTGCATAAATTGCGATGGCTACATAAAGCATAGAGTCTCCTGTGTTGGTTTGTTTTTCCACTTTGTCGGCGGGTTTTGTGCATTGATGCGCTTTGCCATACAGCCCGCACACTCAATTTGTTCGGCATGGTGCAATGCAACATTTGTGGAATCGGCGCTTGACAATGGCCAATCCTGAGTCCCCTGGCCTAGCATCCTCAGACCATGCGTCCAAGGCAGACGCACATATCTTGCAGCCAAGGCGTTAAAAGTCTCGTCCATCTTCGCTGCCCACTTGGGCGATCCAACCTGCCAAAACTCACCAGATGACCCTAAGCACACGCGACCCCAGGTGTCGCACAGTTCAAAAAGGTAGTCGATTGGCAATCCAAGATGCCAGACAGGAATCCCAAATTCTTTGCCGTAGGGCCAGGTTTTTACCATCTGTCTTTGAGTCTCCACATCACCGCCAATCACATCTGGCACTACAGCCCAATGTGGATGACCCAAGATCGGCTCCAACCAGTTGTAAAACCCATCCAGATCAAAAGGAACCTGGCGGGTAAAACAACTGAAAGCACCGTTGTCCAGCATCAAAGACTGTCCAATCCTCATGCAAGTTTTAAGGCTGTCGGGCCGAAAGTAAGACACACAAAAATGCTGCCCCGCCATGCTTTCAAGGGCTGCTTTTGGTGTTATCGGTGTGCCGTGATAGTGCAGCATTGCTTCTCCATAGGTTCCCCAAGGGTGGATAGCAGATATCCTCCCGCTCCAGCTTTCGATCTGCTACCGCAATTCATCTTAATTAATCCAAAAAAGCAGTCATCAGCCCAAGTGCGCCTGACGGATTGATTCGCTTATACGAGAGGTCTTGTCCCACCATGTCCCTCACGCTTTACCAGTCGGTCAATCAACGCTGGTCGCCTTTTGCACCGGGGTGTATCGGTGTGCGGTGTTTCTTGGGTTCAGTCCATGCAGACCATCAGCTAACGCGCCCTGACGGTTGTCTTCGGAAAACAAAAAAGCCGGTTACTGCTGCCCTCGGTGGAAACCCTTTGGATTTGAACCAAGGGCGAGAGCATGAGTAACCGGCCTTCACTGTCGCTTTCCACGGCAACGGGATGAAGTGTCTATCAAATTTTGGGACTTGTCAAGCCCCTACGAAAAAAAGTTGTTGGTGGCCGGTACTGATCTCCGGCTTTGCGCTGCTCATTTCCGGGTCTGGATTTAAGGGCCACGATGCGCAATAAGAGTGCCCGCCTCCTAAGAGGACCATTTGTGCGTATCAGCCTACGCATCCACCAACACGGCTGGGGACTCGTCGTGCGTCCTTCGATGCGTGGCGACACCGGCCACATCCCCAGGCTTGTTAGTCCTCTTTTTCGAGGTTAGCAAACCACTCCGGTTTGATGCACCGCAACTGCCACAGCCGCCCTTGTGGGATGGTCTGCCACTGATGCACCGCACCCCTGCTGATGCCCAGCAAGCGGGCAAGCCGAGCCTGGGAGCCTGCAAGAATGATCGCCTCGTATTTCGTCATGGGTGAATTTTACGTCAAAGTCAAGTTTAGTGAACATTGGGGTTTTCCCTAGTGTACAAGTGTTTAGGTGGCTGTACAGTCTACCCATGCCGCAATGTTGCGGTCTAACCAGGAGTAATGATGTCTTACACAAGTTTTAGCCTTACAGACCCGCCAAGTCTGCGGGCAAAAGATGCACCAGAGCGCATCTACGGCTGGCTGGACAGCCAGCTATCAATCGCACGGCACTACGGTGGCATAACGTACAACGGCCACAAGTATGTCATTGACTACAGTGACCCTCATGAACCGCTGGTTCGGCAAGACACTAAAAAAGGGAAAGGAAAAAAGAAATGAATAGATATTTAGTAACCGAAGCGCAGTTCAAGCAATTGCTGACCGTTGCCAGGCTCTTTGAGCTGGCTTACCCGTATCCAGAAGGGGACAGCAAATGAACGAAGCAATGCAACGTGCGTGGCTTGAAATAAGCGCAACGATTGAAGAGCCGACAGAAGAAGACCTGATGCGGTTTCTTCGCACCTGGGCTGCCGCACTGCGGGCAGCGGGGGAACAAAAATGACCAAATGGCATAAAGGCCCGCCGCCCAGCATTGGCTGGTGGCCTGCAAGTTCCGAACAAGACGCTAGCGCGACTCGTTGGTGGAACGGACAGTTTTGGAGTCGACCAGCGTATAGCGACGACACCGCATATGAGGCGTCAATTCTGGCAGAAATGCGGAGCGAGCAATCAAACATCAAATGGACAGACCGGCCCGAGTGGTGGCCTGAAAGGTCAAAAACATGAGCATCGAAGCAATGAAACAGGCGCTGGAGGCGCTGGAAGAATGGGAGAAATCGATGTCTAAAGGCTCGTTGGAAGCGCACCGAATTTTAAGAACCGCCATCGAGCAGGCTGAGAAGCAGGAAGGTTGGGTGCTGCGTGAGGTTTTGTTTGACGAAGGAGAGCCTATAGCGCACAGAGAGCCAGCACAGCAGGAGCCGGTGGCGTGGGCCGTGTTTGAGGGGTGGAACGCGCATGACCTGTACCTACCTCAAGAGTGCGACGAGGCTCTGAAGATGGCGGGATACAAAGGCGATCACGCTGAAGTTAAGCCACTCTACACCACCCTACCCGCAGCACAGCGCCCGTGGGTTGGGTTGACGGATGATGATTTTCAGTCGATCTGCGCGAATTTTAGAGTTGCGCACGGCGGGTGGGTAGACATGCTTGTTTTACAAATCGAAGCCAAACTCAAGGAGAAAAACATAGGGTAAGTCCCTATTCCAAACTGTCTAGTGGTCTATACAATCATCGCATGCCCTGGCATCCCGCTGGGGTCTTTTTAGGAGAAAAAATGGACAAAATCGCAAGCGCACTGGTGAAGGCACAAAAAGCCTTCGGCCCTGCACTAAAAACATCAACGAACCCTCACTTCCGCTCACGCTACGCCGATCTTTCGGCCTGCGTTGAGGCGGTTATGGATGGGCTTTCAGCAAACGGTATTTTTTTTACGCAGCGGGTTAGCCCGTCTGACACTGGTGTCTTGGTCGAAACGGTGTTCATTCACGAAAGCGGCGAGACTTTTTCTTGCGGGCAAATTCATGTCCCGGCCACAAAGCATGATGCCCAGGGTTTTGGGTCTGCTCTGACTTACGCTCGGCGCTACAGCTTGATGGCGGCTTGCGGAATCGCCCCAGAAGACGACGATGGCAATGCAGCGGTTCGCAAAGGCCCGAAGCCCGACATTGCCGATTGGCTGGCAGCTATTGAGGCAACAACCACGGGCGAAGAATTGCAAGCGGTCTACAAACAGGCATACGAGGCTTGCCAGGGCCATCAAGACCTTATCAAGCGGGTGATTGATGCTAAGGCCGCAAGGGTTGCTCGTGCCAAGCAGGAGAAGCAAGCATGACTGAGCAAGGAACTGACGTATGGCACCAGCAACGCTTGGGCAAAGTGACGGCCAGCAACTTGCATAAAGTGTTGGCAAAGACCAAGACGGGTTACGGTGCTGATCGCAATCATTACATGACCCAGCTTGTTTTAGAGCGCATCACCGGCACTAGGGCAGAGGGCTATACAAATGCTGCTATGCAGTGGGGCATCGAGCAAGAGCCGTTTGCTAGGGCCGCATACGAGGCTTACAGGGGCTTTCTGGTTGAGGAAGTGGGGTTTCTATCGCACCCGACGATTGAGATGGCTGGCGCCTCTCCTGATGGCCTTGTTGGGGCTGATGGGATGGTCGAGATCAAGTGCCCAGAGTCTGCGACATTTTTAGAGGCATTGCTGTCGCAAACGGTCGCCGGCAAGTACTTCGCGCAAATGCAGTGGCAGATGCGCTGCGCTAATAGGCAGTGGTGCGACTACGTTGTGTATGACTCTCGCTTCCCGCAAAAGTTACAACTTGTCATTATTAGGGTAAATGCTGATGACGAGTGGTTAAAAAATGCGGAAACTGAGGTCATAAAGTTCTTGGCAGAGGTAGACGAAAAAGTGCAAGCTCTTAAACAAAGGATGGATGTATGAGCAAAATTTTGAAGGAAATCAGTTGCGTTACGGGCGAGTACAAAAACGCCCAGGGCGAGGTCAAGAAGCGGTACGCCCGCATCGGTTCGATTATTGACACGAAGAACGGCCCGATGCTCAAGATCGACAGCATCCCTCTCAAAGAGGGCGGATGGGATGGCTGGGCGTACATCAACGAGCCGAAGAAAGAAGATGTCCAGGCCCGGCCAGTGCGTCAAGCAAAGCCCGATTTTGACGAAGACCTTCCTTTTTAGTCATGCGGTACGCGAACATCAACAACAGCCCCAGACTGCTCAGAACGCTTAAAGTTCTGAGAAAAAACACAGAGTTAACAACTTTGGAGATCATACAAAAAGCCCGTGTCTGCGCTGTGAGTGCAATCATCTCAGAGCTGCGGCAAAACGGGTTCAGTATTTCCTGCAAGCGCAGGGGCAACAATTGGTTTTACAAACTGGAGAATTGACATGTCATTTGAATACAAACAAGTAAAAGCAGGCGAGCAAACAGTGTTTGTCGCTCCCATGACCATCACCGGTGGCGTGGTGCTGTCCATAAACATGCTTAACGGATCAATGAGCACGACTCTCACGCAAGAGCAGATGCAAGAACTTATCAAAGCGTTGGAATCTTATGTGGCCGTTCCCACCCTTCCCCAACCCGCTTGACCGCCCCGGCCAGCCGCCAGCGCCAAGCAAGTTTGACCCTAGCAAGGACGACCATGACGATGCCCCATATTGACAAGGGAGTTCCTATCCCTAACCGCTTCCCCTTCGACAAGATGGAAATCGGTGATAGCTTTGTCATAACGACCAAGCGCCAGACAGCATCTGTTGCTGCGCGGCGCTACGGTGACAAGCACGGAATGCGGTTCATCACCCGTCAGATGCCAGATGGCACGATCAGATGCTGGAGGACTAAATGATCGAAGCAATGCAGCAGGCGCTAGAGACGCTGACCCACAAAAAATGGTTTCGCATTGGGTTGGTGGAGCCAAACGACCCTAAAGTTGAAGCTGCCATCACCGCACTCAGCGCCGCCATCGAGGCGGCTGAGAAGCAGGAGCCGGTGCAGGATCAATTAGCTTGGAAGAATTTGCGAAACAGGATTAAGGCAGACATTGACAGGACTGAAGGCCGGTGGGGCATGCATGGGCACAGCGCGGTAGACAACGACTACTTCACTGCCTTGGAATGGGTTGTTGAAAGAATGGATGAAATTCTGGCATCCGCACATCGCCAGCCTCTGATTGATGTGCAATTGCTGGAGGATGCATACCTTGCGGGCTTTATGAACAGTGATGAGGGACACAACGGGGAATACCCGTTTCGTTACCGCGAGGAAAATCCATTAAAAGATCGAAGATGGGTTGAAGCTAAGAATGCTTACATCAGCGCCGCCATCGCTGCGGCAAAAGGGGAAGCATGACAAAACCATCCGACCTTCCGTATTTTCCCGGCAAAGAACTTGCAATAGAAGCCAGAGATCGCGGGATCAAAGTTATCGGCATGAATGATGACATTAAAGGAGCCATGATTATTGGCCTTATTCAGATCGTCAAGGAGCTGCGAGACGAGATTAGATGTTTAAAGGAGCAAGCATCGGCGGCTGCTGAAATTGCATTCTCTATCAGAGCAAGGGGCGAGAATGTACCTGAGAACTAATCAACGTGTGTTTTTTTTGATCCCAACCGCAGCAATTGGATGGGATGTTGACAATGCGTGGTTTTTTGAAGTGGCTTGGCTTAACTTTGCTTTGGGGGTTGCATGAATAGCGAAATCATTGCTGCTTCCATTGCCTTTGTTGTCTGGTGCTGGCTTTTTTCGGAGGTGCTGGTCGTATGGTCAAGAATGTAAATGCTTTACAGGTTAAAAAATGAAATCTTTACTAGACGCAAGTTTCAAGTATGTGCCCGCAGCGGCTACAGACATTCAGGCAACATGGAGAAAATTTGGATGGAAACCAACTAATGAACTGCCCAATATGCGGGGCCAAAACAGCGGTTTTGGAAACCAGGAAAGAACTATCAGCACTGGTGATGCGAAGAAGGAGGGGGTGCGGGCAATGCGGAAATAAATTTTTCACCCATGAGATAGACGATGGTTTGGTGGAAACGTTAAAAAAATATCTTGTCCCGCATGTCAAAGCAATAAAAAAACGACAGAAACTTTACGCCAGAAATGAACAAATCTTAAACATGATGCGGGCCGGTGAAAAACATTTTGTGATTGCAAGAACCTTCAAACTCAGCGAAAACATGATTAGCACAATTGCCCGTAACGCTGGAATACCGGCTTATCAAAAAACCACAAGGGAGAAAAATATTAAATGAGCATGCTTTCCACACTGAAGAGCGACCAATCCCCAAAGACACTCACGGAGGTGCCAGACTTCGCAAGCTGGCAACACAAGACCTTAGCCCAAGTGGCAACAGAAATGTTCCTACAAATCAAGCAACACGAATACGAAATCCAGAACCTGCGCCAAGACCTGAAGACTGCAATTAACGCTTACAGAGAGGTACTGACAAAATGAGCGATCCGCACAATTGGGAGTCTCGTTGCCGTCTGTGCAACAACACCGGCTTCACCATCGATGGTAAGCCTTGCGCTTGCCGAGACGACAAGTTTAGCGACCAGTTAGCAATGGTGCTGGTTGGGCTTATCTGCCTGTTGGTTGCGTTGATAGCCGGTATCAACTTTGGGAAGTAGCTTGGCTATTTTTTGGGCTAGGTTTTTATAGGCAGAAACGCAGCCTCAGCGGCTCGCCGCCTAACAAGGCCTGGCAACTTTTTGCCACCGCCAAACACCCACAGCGCAAGCTGCTCTCTGGCTCCAATCCAGTCTTGCATGTCAATGCGTTTTCGTAGTGTGCTGGACCGATATCGAGCAACGCCGAGGTTGTACGCAAAGCTAGTCATTGCGCCCAAGGCTCTGGGATGCGCCAGAAGGCTCGGAGAGGCCTTCAAAACGCCTGCTAAGTAGTTGTGCCTCAACTCATACACAAGCCACGCCTCAGCGGTTTCTTTGGTGATTGGCGAGTGGTCCATAGTGACCTTGGTGCCGTCTGGTTTGTAGACGGTGCCGTAACCAATAGTAGGGTAGCCAGCCGGGCAAATGTAGGGCTTTAGCCGCAAGCCTTCAAATGGCCGGCACAGCGCGGCTGCAACCTCTACGGCCTCAGCGATTGCGCTCGTAGACACGACCCACGAACCAAAACGAAATAATCATGTTGAAGACGGCTAGGTCGTCGCTGCCCCACATCGTAGTGAGGACTTCTTTCCAGTTGCCGCCCTGCTCGATGGCGATTAGAAAAGCTGCCACTTTTACCAAAGCGTACAGACCTAAAAACATGTAGGTTACTGTGGGCCGCACCATTGCAGAGATAGCAGCTACCATAGAGCCAGCAGCTTTTGCCGTATCAGACTGCTCTTTAAATGCCTGGCCAATGGCCTCAACCTCGGCCATCGTCATCTGGGACTCGGTCTGGCGCATGGCAATCTCGCCACGCACCTTGGCAAACTCCATTTCAGCACTGAGCATGGCCAACTCGTGCTTGCGCTCGTTGGCTCGATCAAAGAGTTTAAAAACCTCGGGCGCTAGTCGCAGCAAGCCGCCAAATACGCCGCCGAGTAGAGTCTCTAGCATTGCCGGCCTCCTATTTGATCTTGGCCCGCAGCATCATGATTTCTAGCTGCTGCTCTACGCGCTTCATCGTTTCAAGCAGTTCAGACCTAGTGACCGAATTTGCTTGCAACTCCTTGACCGAAATTTGCAGCAACGTGATGTCTTTTTGGTGCGATTGCACCGCATAAGACAAGTCGTCAATTGTGCGGTATATACCCCACGCACCGCCAATAACCGCTAAAGTCATGGTAACAAACAGGCTTGGCAAGACCTTCTCGGTAAACCATCTCCAGCTCACGGTTTTCTCCATGAATCAACCCCTAGCGTAAGTGCCAATAAATTTTCTGGCGTAACACGTTGCGTGGGGAGTTGACGGGTCATACACAACCAGCACCATTCGAAGCAATAGAGCCAACTCCGCTTACTTGCCCTGAACGGTAATATAAACCATAACAACGCAAACCAATCGTACTTGGTTTCTTTGAATTGTGAAGTAACGTCTTCAGCAGATAGTTTAATGGGGATCAAGTCCCATTCTTCAGGCTTGTAGAAGGAAACGTGTAAGCCATCTTTAAAAGTTGCGTGGTACATCAAGTCATCAATGGCTATACCAGCATGTGGATAACGTGTGTGCAACCGCCAACGGGTGTACTTAGAAAACAACCCCGGCAGGCCAGGGCTGTCTGTGTGGCGCAGGGCTAGATAGACGTTCATGCTGGGGCGATCTGAAACATCACAGTGGGTCTGCTGCGGCCCGTGTGCAAGACGGTTCGCACCTGACGCACAGGCAGATCAGACAGATGGGCTAGAACTTCATCTTTGGACAAGCCAAGAGCATCGGCCAGCTCTTTGACTGTCCTCGGGTTCTCTCGAACCATCTGCATGATCTGCTCGCGCATTACAAGCCCTCACCGGGCACGATGTAGACGGTAGATGCACCAGCAGGGGCCAGGCCCGAGAAATAAGACTCACGATTAAAGCGCAGCACTTCAACAGCGCCAGGCACCAGCACGATCGCCGCTGAAGGCGTCCCAGCAACAGGGGCTACAGCATTTGCTGCGGCCTCTGCTGCGGTGGCGCCAACTCCCAAAAACACCGTATTAGCGCTGATGTTGATGATGCGGTATTGGCCTGTGCTTTGGGCATCAAGCCTTGAGAACACCAGAGCCTGGACGCCAGTTGATGCAGAAGTTGTCGCTGGAATGACGACTGTATTGCCAAGTGGGGCAAATGCGATTTGTGAATTACTAGCCATGTCAGACTCCTTGTGCAGCGATGGCTGCCTTGTATGCTGCGATTACGTCAGCAGTATGTGTCGCAGCGCAGATAGCCTGCACACGGGCATCCTCGGCGCTGTAGTCGTCGCCAGGGGCCACAACATGGCGGTGGAACTTGCTGCTGATCTCAACGCCATCTTCTTTGATGGCGGTTTTGGTGCGAACTTGAATGGAGCCGTTTTGAACAACTTCAACCAGATCGACAAAGATAACTTTTTCGAGAGCCATTTTGATTTCCAATCAAAACCAAGAATCCGGTGTTCTGCGCCGGTACAGTTAAAGAATGGTCAACAGACCCTGACCTGTGTTGCTCAAAAGATTGGTGTTTGATGGTTTAACCACAAACGTCAAACTACCTGCTGCGGCATTGCTGGCAACACTGGTGATTTGAATGAAAGTTTCGTAAGTGTTGGTTGCCACCAATGTCGAAGTCGCTGTGAAAGTTACTGTGCGTGTGGAGCCAACAACAGTTGCCTGCGTCACGCCGACTTTTGTCAAAGCCGTGACCGGGGCCAAAGTTTGCCTGTGATGAATGGCAATTTCAAGCAGTCCTTTTTCGCTGACTGCGCCGCCGCTACCGAAGTCTCCTGCTAAAAAGTAATCGACAGTTAGGCCCACTTGCACATCCGTGTCACTGCCGTCTGCCAACGTGCGAATTTTAAAAATTGAAGTTGCAGTGTTGTCAGGGATGGCTTTTATGCCGCGTTGCTCAGTTGCGAGAATTGGACTGGTGCTTTGCGTGAAGTGCGGAACCTCATACCGAGCGGTGCCAATACCGTATTTGTCGGCGTCGTAAGCGTTTGTGTCACCGTCAAAACTGTTTTTGATCCACCAGCTTCCTGTGTTGTCTCCGTTAACTATCCACGGAGTAACGACCGTGGTGTTGCGGTGATAAAGGTTGTTGATAAAAATTTTCCCGCTGGTTGCAACGGTTCCAAAACGGAAAGTGCTTTCTTTGGAGTAAAGACCGTCAGCATAAATGATGCCGCCGTTGATGGCCTGGAACAACTCCACTTTATGTGCTTCAGCGTAAATGCCGGTCACTTGGACAGGCTTGCAACCATCGGAAATGACAGGCACGTTGTACGCACCGTTTCCAATGCTGCCGCCACTGACAAGGCAACCTTCGCCATTTTTAAAATAATAGCCCCAGCCAATCTGCGACAGCACCGCAGAACCAATGTCGCCAGAGTCTGAATTATTCACAACACTGCCGTTTGGCGTGTCCATCTGAACGCCATACAAGCAGCTATAAAGCATCGGGTGCTCAAGGTTCGTAACATAAGCCCTGCCGCAATAGCCAGCTTTTTCAAATCCGTAGATCAGCGAATCACGAAGAATAGTTCCGTAGGCTGCGTAATTGAAATAGAACGCCAAACCAAGGTCTGTCCATCCGGTAGATGAATCAACAAAACCTGCGCGATAAATGCCAAGGTTTTGAATGGTTCCTGAAAACACGCCATCTGCTATAAAAGCCGGCTGTAGCAGTTTTACGGCTGTGCCAGCAAGATACGATTCTCCGACACCGCTGGGCGTTACGCCTGAAGTCGCGCCAGTGCCGCCCCAATAGCCGCGAGTGCATCCGGTCAAATCATTACCGGACTTGCCTGTGTACTTAACGTATTCGCCGTTAACAGTACTAAGGTAAACAATGCCGCTACTTGGAAACGCAGAAGCGTTTGCCAAAGACAGTGTGGTAACGGTCGTGTTGATGTTAGCCGACAACGTAGATTTTGTAACTGCTGGAGGGTCGTATGTAATACGAGAAACAAAACCGGCAAATGCACCAGTTGCGCCATTTTCACCAACAAATTTTGATGTGTTAGTGGGAATCAGTGGCGCTGTGGTGCGGTAGTTACCTGCTGGGAAAAAGATGGGCAAACCGTTTGCATTGTTAATGGCAAGTTGAATTGCAGCCGTATTGTCTGTTCCGGTTGTCCCGTTCCAATCGCCCACGGCTCCAAAGTCTTGTACGTTGATGGACGCGCCGTCAATCATAGAGTAAGTTACTTTTGTGAGCGCCATTTTTACACCTTGTATGTCAACGTAAATCGAACAATGTCAGCAACACCGCTGGTTACGTCTGACACAAGAATGCCGCCAATAGACACTGCGCTTCCACAGATGTACACAATTGCCCTTGATGATCCAGCAAACACAACTGGAGTAATCGATGTTCTGCCCACAGTCCAAGTAATTGTGTCAGTAACTATGCTTCCACCAGCGCCGCCTGTTGTGGCGTTTGCCGTAAAGGGCAAGGAAATATACAAAAACACCGCACCAGTCATTCCGGTGGTGTCAATGTTGTTCAATCCTGAAAAAGATGCAGTCACCAGATCGCCAACTTTTGTGTAGTAGCCTGTGACGGTGGTGGGTGAAGCATTGCCGCCGGTGCCAGCGTCAAACAGCGTTGCTGTCCAAGTACCTTCTTCATAATCAGCCAGCAACTCGCTTGTGCCTGTGCCCGGTGTGGCAGAGAAGTCGATGCCTTTACCAGAGGTGCCAATGATAAGGTTGCCGTCTGAAAGAGTAACGTTACCGCTAAATGTTGGACTGACAAGTCCGTTTGCTGTTGATACCGTCTTGAGCATTTCGATCTCCTTAAACCAAGAATTCGATCACCGAAGTGAATGGTGGCGCTTCTGAGAATGTCACATTACCGCCAGACACTGTGTAGGTGTTCTGGTTCTGGTAAACGCCATTGATGTATGGAAA